GTTTCGTTTCCACGTCCCAGATGTTAGGAACGTCGTATCGGGCGCCGAAGAACCGGGAATTGACCGAATGCATAAGCCAGCTCCAGGTATAAAGGGGCAGCGATATGTAGTAAGAAATCCGCAAGCAGAAAGTGTCCCAGCGACTCGGGGAGATTCGGAAATCAATCATTCGGGAAGCGGTGGCATGCATAACGGCGGCTCGAATCTGTGTCTGGTTGGTCTGCCCGTAGGTGCTGGAAGCATGAGCTGCAACTTTGGAGTACAAGTCACGTTGATTGGTGGCGGAGACGCGAGCAGCATAAGAGACTAGCGAATGGAGCAGAGAAGTGGTGGTTAGCCGTTCAAAACGCTTGGAGGTAGGATGCGCGTACCAAGCGATCTCTGTCAATTTGGGCATGTCCATGACGCGGTACTTTTCTACGATAAGCTCGGGGCGCGATATGACAATCAAAGCGTGGGCGTACTGCTGATGTATCATGCCAACGTGGAGGCATTCAGAATCGGGCGTTATGAGGCGGCTGGCTGTAAGCCATTTATGTGCGTCATATGGTTGGACGTAATGTCCTCCATCATCGTTCTCCGGAATGTATATGAGATTGTCGCCGCGACGTTCGAAGTTGTACAAGTCAGGCGTGAGGGCTGGAAACCCGAAAGCGGTCTCTGGAGGAACGACGATAGTGGCAACCACGCAGCGCAGAGTGGGATGCAGGTCGAACCAGGAACCTACAGTGCTGGGGGAAAGATGATGTAGGGCGTCGTCGGCAAACCAAACAGGCGCTATGCTTGAAGGAGCCGAAGATGCTGGGGCAGCCGTACCCTTGTACCGAGTGATGTCTTTGGCCTCCCAGCGCGGGTTGAACCTGTCGACGGGGTCAGCGACGCCAGGGGTGTGTTTTAGATAGTCGCGGGAGGAGTCGGAAACCCAAAGACCATACCAGCGTTGGCCAGCCAACAGCATGGAAGCTTTTTGCCGGTTTTGGTTGCGCAAAGCGTAGTGAATGGGAT